GTCACTAAGTAGGACACTCTACAAACTGACACACACGCACCCCACAGGGTGCTTTTTTATTGGTATTATTAAAGAGTAGTTAAGGATTTCCCACATGCGTCAAATTGAAAAGCAAATGAACTTCGCTCTTTCAAATAAAGGCAACTGGAGAAAAGCAAACACTGAGGTTGAATTCAATGAGTCAACCAATTGTTCAACCGTCAAACTACATGGTCACAGCATCGCAACTTATGACCATGCGTTAAAGGCAGTCAAAATCAGTTCATGCGGTTGGGAGACTCCCACAACCAAATCCAGACTGAATGCCATACTCCAGGAAGTGAAACCAGGATGCGGCATCTTTCAAAAACAGTTTGAGTGGTTCGTTTCTTACTGTGATGACGTTAAGGATTTCTGGGACGGCATGATTCTAATAGATGCGGAGCACTTAGAGGTTGCGTGACAATCTCCAAACTGCACACCAAACCCCCTAAAGGGGTTTTTTTATTGGTATTATTAAAGAGTGGGAGACAAACCCACAACCCATTTTTCTACTTTCGTTTTTATGACTAAAAACACTCACATTGAACACCCCGAAGACAGCATCCTAACAGGTGACCTATCTGTATTGGATGCTTTTTTAATGCCGTTGATTCTCTCACTTAAGATTGACGGTGCACCCGCTATCGTATGGGGTCGCAATCCTGCCACGGGTTGCCAGTTCGTGGGAACCAAATCAGTTTTTAATAAGAAGAAAATCATCATATGTGAAACCCCTGAGGATATAGAAAAGCATTATTCACATAAACCAGCACTTGAGAAAATCCTTATGTGGTGCATGGCGTATTTGCCGATCACTAAGAACATTTACCAAGGCGACTTTATCGGGTTCGGAGGGTCTAAGAATTACAGACCTAACACGCTGACCTATAAGTTCCAGGAAACCGTAGATGCCAAAATCATTATAGCACCTCATACAAAGTATTTTGCTATGTCTGATTTGCGTGATGCCATAGCAAGTCCGTTGATTGAAAAATTAGAAAGTGGTGAGCATGTAAGGTATGTTCAACCCCGTGCATATATTCGTTCTGAATATGGGGCACCGTTGGGTGAGGGTGTTGATTCATTTTGTGACCTTGACGTTTTGGTTGACCATGCAAAGAAACTTGCAGAGGATGTTGATTTTGTAGATGAGCGAATAGCAAAGAAAATCAAGGTCAACATAAATGCTCTTATTCGTGAGGGCAAAGAAGTTGACGGTGACGTATTTGAATGGGCGGGTCTATGCAAGGCAAACCTGATCGAACTCTGGCATACCGTAAATGAAATCAAGTTAGCAGCGTTGCAGAGTTGCAGAGATGATTCAGATTTTCAGACATGCGTGATGGGATCATCCGAACCAATTCAGGGTGAGGGATACGTCATGGTCACCCGCTTTGGATATTATAAACTTGTGAATCGCAGGGCATTTTCATATGCGAATTTCAATAATGATAAATTTGCCCCTATGCCTGTTCGTGCATCATGAAATGTAAGCAGTTAAGACGCCATGCTAAAAAGTTGGGATGGTATGTCATCCGATACGGCGGCAATCATGAACTCTGGGGTCATCATGATCATAAGCAGCGTGTGACTATCCCATATAATGCTAAAGACTATGTGGGTAAATTGATTCTAAGGCAATTATCATGATAAGTCATTCGTTCGTGAATCAGACAGTGGGGGGCGTGATGCCCCCCCGTTATATAAAAACCGAAGGAACCCCTAGTCTACAAAGTGTTACGGACGGCAGCTATAAGTATCCCGAATACAAAAATTTTTTTCCCTATATAAAATCGACGGTGGGATTTAACAACATGCAAAAAAATTCTGGTGAAATTTTTACGTCCATAGAGGTCGATACAGTCACTGGGGAATATTATACAGTAATACCAGAAGCAGTAGTTAATGAAATGGGGTGGTTCGAAGAAACGCCTTTAAGGTGGGCAATGGACGGAAAGGAAGTAATTGTAAAAGAGGCAGATTAACGGACTGGGTTTACCCATTGACATTTGCTATATAATGGAGTATGATTCGAAGGTAACTTATTATTCTTATGGCTAAAGGATTTACAGTAAAGGCGAAGTCGCCAGCAACGAAGAAAAAGAACGAAGAATGGGACTATGATAAGGCAAGAGAAATGGTTAAAGGAAAAGCCATTGTATTTTGCTTACCTGGTAGAGGAGTATCGTATGCATATCTAAAAAATTTCGTACAACTCTGTTTCGACTTAGTGCAATCTGGAGCAAGCATCCAAATTTCGCAGGATTATTCCTCCATGGTCAACTTTGCAAGATGCAAGTGCCTTGGAGCTAATGTATTGCGAGGCCCAGATCAAAAACCATGGGATGGCAAATTAAAATATGATTGGCAATTGTGGATTGATTCTGATATTGTATTCAATTCAGAGAAATTCTGGCAATTAGTTTTAATGGATCAAGACATTGCTGGCGGTTGGTATGCCACAGAGGACGGTAGAACAACATCAGTAGCACACTGGTTAGATGAGGAAGACTTCAGAAGTAATGGTGGAGTAATGAATCATGAAACAGTAGAGAGTATCTCAAAGCGTCGCAAACCATTTACTGTAGATTATACAGGATTCGGATGGTTACTCATCAAGAATGGTGTATTCGAAGATGAGAAGATGACTTATCCATGGTTTGCTCCTCAAATGCAAGTCTTCGAATCAGGCGAAGTCCAAGACATGTGTGGCGAAGACGTATCATTCTGTCTTGATGCAAAGGAAGCAGGTTTCGAAATCTGGTGTGATCCAAGAATTCGAGTCGGACACGAAAAATCAAGGGTAATTTAGTGTGAGAAAGATAGAGAAGTATTCAATATATCATGGAGGTAAACTATTATACTCCGATTTAACACAGAGTGAATACTTTGATATTATGGAGAATCTGTCAATTGAATTTTATCAGACAGGTACTCCAAATCCTCAAGACTTAAAAACTGAAATTCATCAAGAAAGCAATTAATTATGGCAGTCAAATCAAAAACGGGCTCATGGGGTTCTGAGATTATTCTAAGTTCACCGAAGAAAACTCGTCAAGGTAACGGGAAGCACACTAAGTATGCTGCGACATCTCGTAACTCGTCTCGTAAAAGATATCGGGGACAAGGAAAATAACCGTAGCGTCTCGAAAGGGACGCTTTTTTTATTGAAAGTTATAATTAGACCTTATAAATAAAGAAAAACTCTTTGTTTATGGCGATTCAAAGAATATCAAGGGCGTTTAAGGACATTTCATTGTCTTTTGAACCTCATCCGATTACAAAAGACCTCCCAATATTAAAAAATGAGAATGCAATACGCAGATCTGTCAGAAATATAGTCCAAACTATACCAACTGAACGATTTTTTAACTCATTATTGGGTTCTGAGGTAAGAAGTAGTCTATTTGGGTTCGTAGATGTAGGTACAGCATCGGTTATTGAGAGCCAAATTGAGATCGCATTAGATAATTTTGAACCAAGAGTAAATAATGTACAAGTTCAAGTAGATCCTACACCAGATCACAATTCATTTGATGTTACTATTCTATTTGATATCATCGGACAAGAGTTTCCAACTCAAGAATATTCATTCCTCTTAGAGGCAACAAGATAATATGCCTTTTACTAAATACGCAAACCTAGATTTTGACCAAATAAAGACATCTATCAAGGATTATCTTCGTGCAAACTCAAATTTCACGGATTTTGACTTTGATGGGTCTAATTTTTCAGTATTAATTGACACTTTAGCATATAATACCTATATTACTGCATTTAATTCCAATATGATTGTGAATGAGTCCTTTTTGGAGTCAGCAACACTTCGTGAAAATGTAGTTTCATTGGCAAGAAACATTGGTTATGTACCACGTTCCAGAACGGCAGCAAAGGCACAAATATCTTTTGATATCACAAGACCTGCAGGTAATTCTTCGGTCTCTGTAACCCTTCAGAGAGGTCTTGTATGCACTGGAAATGTTAATAATACGGGATATGTCTTCTCAATTCCTGAAAATATCACAAAAACCTTTATAGAAACCTCATCAGGTGATTTTGTAGCATCATTTGATTCAATAGAAATCTATGAAGGCACATTTTTAACAAATACTTTTACTTATGATGGGTCTTTAGACCAAAGATTTCTTCTTAAAAACTCATTTATTGATACTTCTACACTTAATGTGTATATTAAGAAGGAAGATGAGGATGGATTAGGTATAGAATACTCTATAGTAGACAATATTATCAATGTAGACTCAAATTCTAGGATTTATCTACTTCAAGAAGTGCAAGATGAGCAATATCAACTATTATTTGGTGATGGATTAATTGGTAAAAAACTAGGAACGGGAACAAGTAATGATGGAAACTTAATTACTGCCCATTATATTGTAACTGGTGGTAAAGAAGGTAATGGAGTAAGAAATTTTGCTTTTTCTGGTAGATTAGAATCATCTGATGGTAATATTCTCAACGTTGGTGACGTAAGTGTTACTACCGTCCAGGAGTCCCAGAATGGCAGCGAGATAGAGTCAATTGACTCTATTAAGTATTTTGCCCCTAAGATATATTCTGCACAGAGTAGAGCAGTCACAGCACGTGATTATGAGGCAATTATCAAGAATATTTACCCTGATACAGAATCAGTAGCAGTGGTCGGTGGAGAAGAATTAGATCCACCAGAATATGGAACTGTTTCTATTAGTATTAAGCCAAAAAATGGAACTTTTGTCTCTGATTTTAACAAATCAAGAATTTTATCACAATTAAAGCAATACTCAATATCTGGAATAAATCAAAAAATTAAGGATCTTAAAATACTATATGTGGAATTAGATTCTTCTGTTTATTATGATTCTGCAAAAATATCTACTTCAGAATCATTAAAAACACGTGTTATCAATTCATTGACATCTTATTCCAATTCTGTAGATCTTAATGCCTTTGGTGGTAGATTTAAATACAGTAAAGTTCAACAAGTAATTGATAATACTGATAGTGCTATAACTTCTAACATTAGTAGAATAAGAATTAGAAGAGATTTAAGAGCACTAATAAATCAATTTGGACAATATGAGATTTGTTTTGGTAATAAATTCCATGTTAAAACTGATGGATATAATATTAAATCAACTGGATTTAAAATATCTACTGAAAGTGATACTGTATATCTGACAGATATACCAAATGAAGATAAAAAAACTGGAATTATATCAATAGTTAAACCAATTAACAATGAGACTACAAGAGTTGTAGTTAAATCTGCAGGAACTGTTGATTATGTTAAAGGTGAGATTTTGTTGAATACTATAAATATCACATCTACAGTTAAACCTAATAATATTGTTGAGATACAGGCATTCCCAGAATCAAATGATGTTATTGGATTAAAAGATCTATATTTGAATTTTAGCATTTCTGAAAGTTCAATAAATATGGTTAAGGATGTAATTGCTTCTGGTGACGAAATATCTGGAGTGGTATTTTCTAGAGATTATTACACATCAAGTTATCTAAATGGGAATTTAATAAGACAGTAATATGATACAAACTGGATTTGAATCTAGAGTAAAGATTCAGCAGATAATCAATAACCAATTACCTGAATTTATTTTGGATGAAAGTCCAAAATCTGCAGAGTTTTTAAAACAATATTATATATCTCAAGAATATCAAGGTGGGCCAGTTGATATTTCTGAGAATTTAGATCAGTATTTAAAAGTTGATAATTTAATACCTGAAGTTATTGTAGATAATACTACTCTAGAATCTGATATTACTTCTACAGATACTACTATTAATGTTAATAGTACAAAGGGATTTCCTTCTGAATATGGATTATTGAAGATTGATAATGAAATAATTACCTATACTGGAATAACTTCTACTACATTTACTGGATGTCAGCGTGGATTTAGTGGTATAACATCATATCATAGTGATTTAAATCAAGAAGAACTTATATTTTCGGATACATCAAAAGAAGCACATACTGCAAATAAGAGCATTAAGAATTTAAGCTCTTTATTCCTTAGAGAATTTTACAATAAATTAAGATATACTTTTACTCCTGGATTAGAAAATGTTGATTTTGACACATCATTAAATGCTGGAAATTTTATAAAAGAAGCACAATCATTTTATCAAGCAAAAGGTACGAATGAGTCTATTAGAATTCTTTTCAATGTTCTTTATGGAGTAACTCCAAATGTAGTAAATTTGGAGAATTTCTTAGTAAAACCATCATCATCTAAATTTATTAGAAGAGAAATTGCAATTGCTGAGATAATTTCGGGAGATCCTACAAAATTGGTAGGACAAACCATTACAAAATCAACTGATAGTGGGACATCAGCATCAATATCAGAAGTAGAACCATTTACTAGACAAAATAAGCAATATTTTAAACTTTCACTCTTTATTGGATATGATGATAACAATTATGTTGAAGGTACTTTTGGAATAACTCCAAGTACAAAGAGTTTTGAAAAAGTTTCAGTTGGTTCTTCTGTAATTTCTGTTGATTCTACAATAGGATTTGCACAAACTGGAATGGTTATATCTGGTATTAACAGTATTACATATCTGGATAAAAGTATTAACCAGTTTATGGATTGTTCATGGACTACATCTTCTGGTACTGGTGAAGATATAGGTGCTACTGATAATATTAGATCTAACGAAACTTATTATGGATTTGAAGGTGGAGATTCTTCTAAACGTGTAGAAATAAGATTAACTGGTGTATTATCCAATTTTGAACAAGTATCTGAAGATTTACAAGTATCTGAAGGTGATATAATCTCAGTTAAGAACCTTGGAGATTTAATTCAAAATCCATCAAGCAATAAAACTTATAAAGAGACTTTTGCTAACTCTTGGATTTATAATACTAGTTCTACATATGAGATTTTAAATTTTGGACAAACTTTATCATTAACCCTTAAGAGTGATATTGATAAATCTAGTTTAAAATTAGGTGATAAAGTAGAAATAGTACAACAGGACGGTCTTGGAGGTTCAGGTGTAATTGTATATCCAACAGAATTATCATTAGCAACTGCTGCAGCTGCAGGTGTAATTGGATATCCATATATTAAAACTATAAGTGGAAATAGTGTTGAATTAGAAAATTTTGATTTCACACCAGGAACAAATACATCATACTCTCTTAGAAGAAAAATTAATAAAGTAACAAGTAAAAATGTTCCACTTAAATATGGAAATGATACTGTTATTGGTGATGTACAGAATCTATATGTTGATAAAAATAACGAATATGCATATGTTGCATCTAATTCATTACCTTCTGGTGTAATTGGATATGATGTATCTGATGGTTTTGAGTATACTTACGAAATATCAAAAAATATTAATTCATCTTCAATAAATTCTGTTAGCAATTTAACAAATATATTAACTACTGGAGAATATAGCACAATAAAATTTGATGATAAGGCACCTTTTATTACTGGTGATAGAATATATTATCAATCAGATTCTGTTCCTATTAGTGGTTTAGTTACAGGATCATATTTTGTTGAGGTTTTGCCTGATGGACAATCTATTAGATTATACAATTCTTCTTCATTCATTGAACAAGAAGGATTTTTAAAACTTTCACCACCTTCTGGTGCATTTGGTAATCATACATTTACATTATATTCACAAAGATCATCGAAAATTGGACCACAAAAGTTACTTAAGAAGTTTCCATTACCAGTAAACATAAAAAATGGAGATAATGAATTAACAATTCCAGGAAATGTTGGAATGTTGATTAATGGTGTGGAAGTTAAAAATTATAAATCTCATGATAAAGTTTATTATGGAAAAATAGATTCTATAGATGTATTAAATGGTGGTGAAGATTATGATGTTATTAATCTTCCAACACTAACTGTTTCTGCTGGTATTGCATCAACTGCTCATGCTCAACCTGTAGTTAGTGGAAGTGTTGAAAAAGTTTATGTAGATCAATTAGATTTTGATATTTCAGAAGTAAATTCAGTCACGGTAAGTGGTGGTAATGGTAGTGGAGCAGTTCTTAATACAGTAATCAATAAAAGATCTAGAGAAGTTACATTTGATGGAAGAGAAACTACAAATTCTGGTGGAATAACAACTGGAGGATATCAATTAACATTTTTAGAAAATCATTATTTTACAAATGGTCAAGAAGTAATATATGATTCTAATAATAATACGCCAATAGGAGTTGGTATTGGAACATCAACATTATCTAATGGTGGGCATTATTACACAGCAATTGATAATAATTTAACAGTTAAATTATATCCATCATATGCTTCATATTCTAGTGGAATTAATACTGTAGGATTTACTACCTTTAATACTACTGGAATCCATAAATTTAAAACTCTTGATAGTAAAAAGACGATATCTAGAATTGATGTAATTAATGGTGGTGATGGATATACTAACAGAAAACTAATAGTTAAACCTATAGGAATTAATACGATTAATAATACGATTAATTTCAATAATCATGGATTTATTGATGGGGATAATGTATTATATTCTAATGATCCTACTAGTGGATCTGATACTGATATTACAGGTTTAACCACATTTACTGGTATAACAACAACATCAATTCATTATAAAGTTCTAAAAATAGATGATAATTCCTTTAGTTTATCAAATACTGGTGTTGGTGGAACATTAACTTCATTTTATGAAAGAAGAAAACCCATAGAAATTACATCTATAGGAGCTGGAAGTAGTTATCATAATTTCTATTATCCTCCTGTTGAAGTTTCTATAGATTATACTACTGCTGGAATTGGTAGTACATCTAATGTTGTTACATTAACACCAATAGTCAGGGGTAGTATTGTTGACACATATGTTTATGAGGGTGGTGCTGGTTATGGTTCAACTATATTAAATTTCCAGAAAAAACCAACAGTAACTGTAAATACTGGAAAATATGCATCAATGGTTCCTGTTGTTGTAGATGGAGAGATTAAATCAATAAATCTTCAATTTGGTGGGCAACAATACACATCAATTCCAGATTTAATAGTCAGTGATGTGAGTGGAAGAGATGTATTAGGTTCTGGTGCTGAATTAAGACCCGTTATTGCTAATGGAAAGATAACTGATGTTAAAATAATAAATCCTGGTATTGGTTATTCTGATACATCTATACATACTTCAATTTTAGTCAAATCCACAGGATCTAATTCAACTCTAGATGCTCAAATCAGATCATTAGTAGTTAATAATGTCGAAAATAGACGTGATAGTTCATCACCAATTAGTGAAATTCTCGAAGAATCTAATGATGAATTAGAATATACAGTTTCTGGTTATTTTGAGGAATTAAGAGATGCATTTAAAGATGATGTAAATTCACCTTCAGGTATAATTGGATGGGCTTATGATGGAAATCCAATATACGGTTCATATGGATATGAAGATCCTTCAATTACTAATAATTCACGAAGATTACTTACTGGTTATGTAAAGGATATTAGTAATATTATTGATAGACCAGATGGATTTGATGCTGGATTCTTTGTTGATGATTATAAATTTGTTGATAATGGTGATCTTGATAAGTATAATGGTAGATATGCAAAAACACTAGAATTTCCTAATGGTGTTTATGCATATTATTCCACAATTGATTCAAGTGGAAATCCAGAATTTCCATATTTTGTAGGTGAATATTATAGATCTAATACTTTAGATGAAAATAAATCTCTTAATCAAAAACTTGATTTTAATAATTCAGATTTACTTAGAAATACTTTCCCACATAAAATATCTGATGAATTTGCTAATAATGACTTTATTGTTGAAACAAATGAAATTACAAGACAAAAAGCAGTTATTGAATCTGTAAGTGATGGATCTATCAATGATTTTGAAATTGTTAATAGTGGTAGTAATTATAAAGTAAATGATACTTTATCATTTAATAATAAAGATACAGATGGTAACGGATTAATAGCAAATGTATCTTCGATAGAAGGAAAAGATATTACAACAATAGAAACTACTGTTGAGAATTACCCAACAGCAACATTCACACATGTGAATGATGATAAGGTAAAAGTTACTATTCTTCCACAACATTCTTTACGAAATAATGATGATATTATAATTTCTGGTCTTAGCACTTACCTAACTGAATTAAATGGATTCTATAGAATAGGAATTACTTCATATTATTCAAATTTAATTTCTCCAATTGTAGGTAGTGATGCTTCTCCAGGAGCTGCTACAACGGAAATATATGTAAATCTTATCCCAGATAATGTTTCTATTGGATGTAGTGTTGGAATTGGATCAGAAACTGCAAAATTATTAGATATTTACAGAAATCTTAATATACTTAGGATTGAAAGAGGATTAACTGGAACTTCTCATAGCATATCTACAAGATTAGAGTTTAGACCAGATTCTTTCACAATTCCTAAAAAAGTAGATTATTTTGAATCATCTATAAACAATAAAGTATATTTTAATCCTACAGAATCTGTAGGTGTTGGTAGTACACCTGGTATAGTTGGATATACAACAACATTTGAATTTGGTGATTCTAATGTCACAAGAAATATTCAAACCAGATCAATTTATATTGAAAATCACCCATTTGAGACTAATGATCCAGTTACTTTAACTGTCCCTACTGGCGGTGCTCTTTCAATTTCAACAATTGGTATTGATGCTATTGGTGTAATACCACCATTTAATTTACCAGCATCTGGACTTACCACTAATGTATATGTCGTTAATAAGACAATAAACACTATCGGAATAAAGACTGGTATTGGTACTGATCATAATGGTAATGAATATGAAGAAGTGTATTTCCGTAATACTCCAAAACAATTGATTGATAATTGTAATTCTGATAAGTATCTGTTAGAAACACAATTTATTCAAAAGCAAGGAGTAATTGATAGAGTTAATACTGTAGTTTCCGTTTCAACTGCTCATGGATTGGTAGTAGGAAATAAGGTTGAATTGAATGTTATACCAAAACTTTCTGTTGGTATTGGTACAACATCTACTTCTGTTGCTGTTAAATGGGATGATAGTATTAATAATATTACCATTAATCCACTTACTATTGATGCTTCTAAGATTGATACAACAACTAATCAATTTGAAATACTTAAACATAATTTAAATACTGGAGATAGGGTTAGTTATTCATCATCATTACCTATTTCTGGTTTGTCTACAAATACCTATTATACATTTAAGGTTGATGATAACAATATCAAACTTTGTGAAACACTTGTGGATTCTAAAGCAAATCCACCTACTGTAGTAAGTTTTGCAAGCACAGGAGGTCAAAATCATACTATATCTCCAATTAATCCAAGAATTACAGCAACTAAAGGTACTAATTTAGTATTTGATTTATCAGATTCTTCATTAAGTGGACAATATCTTAAAATTTATTATGATACTGAATTTAACAATGAATTTGTTTCTACAGGAACAACTGAAGGATTTACTATAACTGGTATTGATACTACTGGTGGGGTAGTAGGTGCTGCAGTAACAATTAATTATAATACTGATTCAACAAATATACTTCCTCAAAAATTATATTATACTTTAGAAAAATCTGGATATTTAAGTACTGCAGATACTTTAGTGGATAATCATTCTGAAATATTATTCATTGATAGTACATATACCTCAGAGCATGTAATTACTGGAGTTGGAACTACTACAATCAATATTTCTTTAAGTGAGATTCCAGAAAGATTATCTTATGCTTCTTCTGAATGTTCAACAATAAAATATACTACTAATTCTACAAGTGCAGAAGGATCTATATCTAATATCAATATTGTTTCTGGTGGAAGTGGATATAAAAGATTACCAGATCTTTCTAAAATATCTTCTGTTGGTGGAGTAAATGCTGCAATAGTTGCAAAATCAAATACTATAGGAGATGCTAAAAAGGTAAGAATTATCAATGAAGGGTTTGAATATTCATCAGATAAAACTTTACAACCAAATGCTGAAATATCTCCATTAATTACTATTAGGGATTCAAATACTATAGGAATTATTACAGTTACTAATGGTGGAAGAGATTATACTTCTGCTCCTAATATTGTAGTTGTTAATAGTGATAGTGGTCAAATAATTGATAGTGGGATTTTAGAAGCAACAATAGTAGGTAATTCTATTAATAAAGTGGATATATTGCAGTCTCCAAAAGGTCTTTCTGAAAAAACATCAAAATTATATGCTACAAATAATACCAATGGAATAAGTATTGTTGAAGTATCATCCCCTTCTGCAGGTATCGGAACTACATTCTCATGTTCTTTAACAACTCCAGTACTTGGTTTCCCAACACCACCATTTAAAATTGGTGATAAAGTATTCATAGAAGGAATACAGAAAGTTGGTGCTGCAGGATCTGGATTTAATTCTGAAGATTATGGTTTTAAATTCCTTGAAGTGGGATACTATGATACTAGTGGGACTAGAGATACTGTAACAATTAATGTAGTTGGATTAACAACTACTGTTGGTGTTGCTAAAACGGTTCAAGATTCATTTGGAACTATAATACATGCAGATGATTATCCATCATTTACAATTACACAAGAACAATCTAAGTTCTTAGTTGGTGAAAGAATTATTAGTAATGGTATAGAAAGAAAATTATATATTTCTAATGTTGATGTAAAAGGATATATTAAAGTAGATGGTACTTACAAATTATCTTTAAATGAGGTTATTAGTGGTAAGGAATCTGGATCTATAGCAACAATAGACAGAATTGTTGATAATTCTGGAAGATTTGAAGTTAGTTATGCGAATAAGAAAGATATTGGATGGGAAGATAATGTAGGAAAATTAAATGAAGATTTTCAGGTAATCGCAGATAATGATTATTATCAGAATCTTTCCTATACGATTAAGAGTCCAATTACATGGAAAGAATTTAGTAGTCCTGTTAATAATTTAGTTCATACCAGTGGAATGAAGAATTTCTCTGATACTGGAATATCTTCAACTGCAACTGTTGGTATTGGTAGTTCAAGTGCTTCAATTGTAGTAAAAGATGTAATTGATGAGAATAGAGTTGATACTGTATATGAATATGATATGGTTCAGGATGTTGATGTAGTTGGCGATTCTTCTAAGTTTTTAAAATTTAAAACTAAGAAACTAACAGATTATACTCTTGCCAAGACTAATGCAGTTTTAAAAATAGATGATATAGATGATTTATTCTCTAATTTGTCCAATAATCCCAATAGTTATGTAGATCTCTTTAAATTACCCTCAACAATTACCTACGATGATATTTTAATAAGAGTTAATGAAGCTTTTGATAATACTAATCTACAACTAACAGATTTGGTTATTCTTAATAATGGAACCAATAGTTTCTTATTAGAGAAAGGAAGTATTGATAATGTTGGAATAGCAATTACCCATGTAGTAGATGAACCATATGGAACATTCTCAATATATGTTGATGAATATGATGATAGTTATTTGAGATTTACACCTCGTGATCCTATTAATATAGATTATGACCTAAAATATATTAGATCTACTTTCAGTTCTGCTTCTACTGGAATAGGAACTACATCAGTTGGATTTGTTGATATAACAGGAACCGCAGTAGGTGTTGCTTCAACTACATCAGCATCAGGAATAACAAGTTCTATTATAGGAGTTGGTACCCATAAATTTAATTCATTATATGTCAATACACAAGTTATTGATAATGAAACTAATGATATGAATTTTGTTGATATATATTTGACTCATGATGGAACGGATACATATCTTACCGAATATTATTTTGATTCTCATGCACAGAATTATTCAGGAACTCTTATAGGTTCTTTTAATGCTGATATTACTTCTGGATTATTATCATTAAAATATACAAATGATACAGAAAATGGAGTTACTCTCAAGTCTAAGATTGTTGGATTTGGAACAACAACTGTCGGTGTTGGTACATACAGATATAAATTAGATACACAGAATGATGGTCAAGAAAGAACAGCAATATATCAATCACATTATGAGACTACTACTGGTGCTGCAGCAACAACTGTATTCACTGTAAATAAGAATTTATTCAATACAGTTAAATCATCAGTTGAAGTTGGTATGGGAGCATCTAAAGCTTTGCATCAACTTTTAACTATTAACGATCTTCCAAATTCTAATGTATATGTGCAACAAGGACCTTTCCTTTCTGTAAAGGGAAATGGTATTGGAGCAACTGATTCTCAGAGTGGAATGGGAACATTTGGTGGATATTATTCTGGTGATAACTTTATTTTAAAATTCTTCCCAGATGCAGCAATGTCATCTGAAATTAAAGTTGCTTCATTAAATGAATGTTTCTATACTACTGTTGATACTATTAATAATCCACCAGATCAAACTTATGGAAATATTACAGAGTCCTTAAATGTTGGGCAATATAATGGACTTGAAGGTAGAAGAATTAATAGAACCAGTTTCCCTGCGACTTATAATGGTGATTATATTTTTGCAAAGACCTTTAATCCAACTGATTCTACCCAATTAAATTTAAGTACAGGATTATTTACTATAGAAAATCATTTCTTTAGCACAGGTGAAGCATTAACATATACTCCTAAATCTACATTTGTTGGTGTTGGATCAACTGCAATGACTGATGGTAGTGGTACAGCTATACCATCTACTGTCTATGCAATTAAAGTTGATAATGATAGTTTTAAACTTGCTACAACAAGAAGTAATGCAGATGCAGGAACAAATGTTTCCTTTGGATCTTCTGGTGAAGGAAATGCACATGAACTTTCAATGGTTAAATCCAATGAAAAATCTGTTATAACGATTGATGGCATACCTCAATATCCATTAATGTATACTAAAATTGCACATACTTTATCTGGAAATAGTGGTGGTCAAATTAGTGCAGCATCTACAATATTTGCTTTAAGTGGAATAGGAACAGTAAATCCAGAAGATATTTTAAGAATTGATGATGAATACATTAAAGTTGTAAATGTTGGACTAGGAACAACTGCAATTGGACCAATAACTGGTGCTGGATCATCTACAATAGTTGAGGTTACAAGAGAAATTTTGGGATCAACAAAAGCATCTCATACTGATACAGCAACTGCTAGGGTTTATAGGGGTTCATATAATATTGTTGGTAAGAATATACATTTTGTTGATCCACCTACAGGAAATCCAGCAATTCTTAAAGATCCAAGTAATTTGGATCCCGCAAAATCTGATTTTACTGGAAGAGTTTTCTTAAGAAATAATTATGATACAAACCAAATATATGATGATCTTTCTGATGAATTTACAGGTATAGGTAGAACATTTACTTTAACTGTAGGTGGAGCAAATACTGCTGGAATTGGAAGCACTGGTGGTAATGGTATTATATTCATCAATAGTGTATTCCAAACTCCAACTACTATTAATAATCCACTCAATAATTATGATTTGGAAGAGGGAGATGGAATTGCTGGAGTAACAACTATTTCATTTACTGGTATTGCTACTAATGACGGTTCTTCTGGTGGTGGAGAAATTTATACTTCCGTTAGTGATATAAATGCAAATCAATTACCAAGGGGTGGTGTTATTGTTTCCTTAGGTGCTTCTGGTGGATTAGGATATGCTCCTCTTGTTGGTTCTAAGGTAAGACCTACATTTGATGTAAATGGTTCTATTACAAGCGTTGTTGGATTTGCCACAACAGGATCAGCACTTTCAATTAGTACTGCTTCTTATGATAATACAACTGGATTGATGACAGTTACCACTGTAAAAGAGCATGGATTTGTTCTTGGTGAGACAAATGAAGTTACTATGGTTGGACTTCATTTTGCATGTGCTGCTGCTCATTCAGGTGTTACGACTACTATATTCCCAGATACTATTAATGATAGACCATTCTCTATTCTAGGAATTTCTTCTGTTAATACATTTACTGCTGATATTGGTATATGCACTATTCCACATAATTATGTTGGACAAGGAACAGTATTCTCTTGGTATGGTGATGTATCATATGGTCAGGGATATAATGACATTATTTCTATTGGAGTAGCAGTAACTGATAAGGGATATGACCATAGATTTATAAGTGCTGATGACGATTCAATTCTTGTTGCAGGAGTAGGTGCTCTAACACCTACAGATGCATTCTATGAGTCACATTCTGGTAGATTGATATTAACTATTAATAATCATAATCTTACTACCAGTAACACAATAGGAATTGGTACTCACTCTTTATTATTCACTTGTTCTAGAGATAATCATTTAACATCTCATCAATATCCACGTGTAACAGACCCAATATTCAACAACATGGCAGTATCTATTGCTGCTACTACATTGAATACTATAGAGGTTAATGTTGGTGCTGCATCAAGTGGTAGTGGAGCAACTATAACTGCACATCCAGTTGGAGTTAATACACATATCTTTGTAACTGGTAAAAGTGGTGGAATTAGAAGACTTAGTGGCACACCTGGTAATCTTACTGCATTAAGTGGCACTTTATATGATCCTTCTACTGGTGTATTAACAATTAAGAGTGGAGCTCATAGTCTTAGTGCAGCAACATCTAAAAATATAACTGGTGCTGTTTATACTCCTACAACAGGAATAATGACAGTTACTTCAGCATCACATGGATTTAGTAATGGTGATTATGTTAAGGTTGTAGATAATTCACTTACATTTACTTGTGATCTTGATGGTGGTGTTAGTAGTCATACTTACCCAAGAACTAGTGATCCAATTAGTAATAAGTGGATAGCAATTGCAAATAAAACCACCAATACATTTGAACTTCAAGTTGGTATTAGTACAGCAGGAAATTATGCTCATACTTATACTGGTGGAACTGCTACAAATGCAGTTAAGAAAGCAAATAGTTTTATTGGAATTTCTACAGGTGCTATAACATTTACATGTGCTCAAGACAGTCATAAGACTATTCATACATATCCAAGAACAACTGATCCATTCCATTGGACAGACGGTAAAGTATTGGGTGTTGAAACTGCTGCATCTGCCACATTATTTACTGTAAATGTTGGAAAATCTCCAAATGGAAGTGGTGGTGCACTAACATTCAATATTGGTGCTGCTGGTACAAATTATACCAATCCTAAGATATTTGTTTCTGATCCAAGTTATGAAAATCTTTCCGTTAAAGGAGTATCACGTTTAGCAGATGGTGTTACAGATAATACTGGAACAGGTCTTCTTGTTGATGTTAGTGTTGCTGGTGCTTCAACTGTTGGAGTAGCTTCTGATACTTTTGAAGTTAGTAAATATAATATTTCTAGAAATGGTTATGCATTTAGACGTGGGGATATCATTACTCCTGTTGGATTGGTTACTGCTAGAACATTACAGTCAGCAATATCAGAATTTCAACTAAGTATTGATAAAGTTTATTCTGATTCATTTGGTGCATGGCAATTTGGTGAATTTGATTTCATCGATCCTATTAAGAAGTATCAAGATGGTTCAAGAAAGAGATTCCCATTATACTATAATAATCAACTATTAAGTTTTGAAGCACAAGCAGATTCTTATATTAATCTTGAGAATCTATTGTTTATTACTATAAATGGTGTAATTCAAGATCCAGGAGTTGCTTATCAGTTTGATGGTGGAACATCATTCGTCTTTACAACAGCACCAAGAGAAGAAGATAAAGTTGCAATATTCTTCTATAGAGGTACAAGAAATAGTGATGATTCTTTAGTTACAGGTATATCTAAGACTCTGGAAAAAGGTGATACTGTTCAGGTTATTAGTAATAATGCTATTGCTGGAACAAAAACACAAGACACTAGATTGATATATGATTTAACAAGTGCTGATAAACTTGAATCTAATGTATATTCTGGTATTGGAATAGATGATCAAAATTATAAACCACTTAGTTGGATTAAGAAAAAGAATGATAATATGATTAATGGAGAATTATCATCTAAAGCAAGAGATTCTATAGAATCACTTATATTCCCAACAGCAAGAATAATTGGTGATATTGATACATCACAAACATCAATATTTGTTGATAGCACAGAATTATTTGATTATGATTCTGCTACTGATTTCTCAGGATTAATAGTTTCTGAAGATTCATATCCAGTTTCTGCTGCGATAACTGCTACAGTATCTGCTGCAGGAACTATTTCTGGATTGCATATTACTGATGGTGGAAGTAATTATATTACTGCACCTAATGTTTTAATTACAGCACCATCTTCCCAAATTGGAGTTGGTGTTGGATCAACTGCAGTTGCAACATTAAGTATATCTGGAGTTGGAACTGTTAATGGATTTGCAATTACTAATTCAGGATTAGGATATACAGTTGCACCAGATATCTTAGTTTCACCACCAGGTCCAACTATTGAAAATATTAGTAGTATTGATGTTATACAAGGATTCTCTGGAATTGTAACTGGTATAACTACAACAACTGTTGGTGTTTCTACTTTAGGATTTAAATTCTTCTTAACTAAGTCCAATTCAACATGGACTGGAATGGATGTAGGAAATCCAGTTTATATTTTTGACACTAACTTGGGATATGGTGGCACATCAATTGATAATACAGGAAGTGATGCTGCTGTAGTTGGAGTTGGAACTACCTTCTTAGATAATGTATATACTATTCAACATATACAGACATCTGGAACTACAGGTATTATTACCTGCTTAATGGCAAGTAATCCAGTTGGAATTGCAACTTCAATGGGCACACAGACCATTGGTAAGTTCTCTTGGGGTAAACTTGGTGGAATCGCTAGATCGTCTTCTCCAGTATCTATAGGGGTTACTGGTAACACTATAGATGTTGGAATAACAACGTTCCCAACCATTCAAAGAAGGGGTACTGGATTGAGAAGTACTGGTGCTCTTCCAAAACTATTATAAATATCTAAAAAACTATTAAAGATGCCAGCCGTCGTAACAGATCAATTTAGAATATTAAATGCAGGTAATTTTGTAGATTCTGTACTGGATACTAATAATTCTTATTATGTATTTTTAGGATTACCGAATCCAGCAAACCCTGCATCTGGTTTTGGTAGAACTACTTCAGATTCTGAGTGGAATACTAATACACCAAATCCAACTGACAATCTTCAGTATAATACCAATTATAGAGATACTTCTTTATTTGGAAAGAAGGTTACTAGTAGTAATGTTAGAAGATTGATAAGGAAAGTTAATTGGAGTAGTAATACACGTTATGACATGTATCGTCATGACTATAATATTTCAAATCCTACACCAAATTCTAATACAAGTAGATTATATGATTCTAATTATTATGTAATTAATAGTGATTTTAGAGTTTATGTTTGTATAGAGAATGGTTCTTCAGGATCTAATTTGAAAGGTAATGTATCCAAAGATGAACCAACATTTACTGATTTAGAACCAACAGCAGCTGGAACAAGTGGTGATGGGTATGTTTGGAAATATATATTCTCAGTTGCACCAAGTGATATTATAAAATTTGACTCTACAGAATATATTGTAGTACCAAATAACTGGAGTACTTCAACAGATAGTCAAATTCAGAATGTTAGAGAAGCGGGTGATTCTGATATCAACCAAAATCAAATTAAAGCAGTATATATTGCTGATGGTGGTGCAAATTATTCTGCAGGAATTGTTGATATATTAGGTGATGGTAGTGGTGGTAAAGTATCAATTACTGTTGATTCTGGAGGAACAATAACTAAAGCATTGGTAGTTGCAGGTGGAAGTGGATATACTTACGGTATAGTTGATTTAGGAACTTTACAACCTTCTGGTTCTATCCCTGATCCTGCTAAATTAATACCAGTTATTCCACCTTCTAAAGGTCATGGATATGATATCTACACTGAATTAGGTACGGATAAAGTATTAGTATATGCTAGATTTGATGATTCTACTAGGGACTTTCCAGTTGATACTAAATTCTCTCAAGTTGGTATCGTAAAAAATCCAACTGAATTTACATCATCAACTGTTTATAGTGGAAGTGATTATTCATCTTTATATTCTATAAAATTATCTTCAACTAGTTCTACACCCACTGTCGGGGTTAAAATGGAACAAACAGTGACGGGTGGAACTGCTAAAGGGTATGTTGCATCATATGATTCTGAAACTCAAGTTGTAAAATATTTCCAAGATAGATCTTTATATTTTGGAAATGAAAAAGATCAAACTGATTGGAATACTGTTAGTAGTACTTCTAAAATATTATCATTTGAATCTTCAGGAAATAGCATCTCTCCATTTACTGGATCTGTAGATACTGGATTTAGTGGTATTAAAACTACCATAAATTCAAAGGACGTAAATCTAGGGGTTGTTTTTACAGATGGACTTGCCAATCCAGAGATAAATAAAAAGACAGGTGATATAATTTATATCAACAATAGACCTCTGGTACAAAGAGATTCTAGACAAAAGGAAGACATTAAAATCATCTTGGAATTTTAAAGAAAAATGACACAAAAAACCAATTTAAATATTAGTCCATATTATGATGATTTTGATTCTGAAAAAAACTTTTATAAAGTTTTATTTAAACCAGGATATCCAGTACAAGCAAGAGAATTAACTTCTTTACAATCAATACTTCAGGGGCAAATAGATTCCTTTGGAACTCATATGTTCAAAGAGGGATCTGTAGTTATTCCAGGTAATCTTACATATGATGGTCAATTTTATGCTGTAAAATTAAATTCTTCCAATTTAGGTGTTGATATTTCATTATACATTAAGAATTTTGTAGGAAAGAAAATAACTGGTCAAGTATCTGGGACTACAGCAAAGATTCAACATGTAGAATTGTCTGGTGCTAATGTAGATGATATAACAATATACGTAAAATATATAGATTCTGATGGTGATTTTGTATTTACTCAATTTGAAGATGGAGAATCTTTAAGTGCCACTGAGAATGTAGAGTATGGAAATACAACAATTAATGCAGGTATACCTTTTGCATCTTTAATATCATCTAACGCAACATCCATAGGATCTGCAGCATCTATTGGAGATGGAATATTTTTTGTTAGGGGTTATTTTGTAAATGTTGCACAAGAAACTATAGTTCTAGATTATTATACCAATGCTCCATCATATAGGGTTGGATTAAAGGTTGATGAAACTATTGTCAATGCTAAAGAAGATAACTCATTATATGATAATGCTAAAGGATTTACTAATTATGCTGCACCAGGTGCTGATAGATTTAAAATAGGATTATCTCTTACTAAAAAATTATTAACTGATACAAATGATACTGATTTTATTGAGATTTTAAGAGTCAAAGAAGGTAAAATACAGAAATTAAATAATAAAACACAATATAATATAATTAGGGATTGGATAGCAGAAAGAACTTATGATGAATCTGGTGATTATGCAGTAAGTCCTTTCAATCCATCTGTACATAATTCTCTAAATGATAGAATAGGTAATAATGGTATATATTTTGATAATGAAAAAACAGACGATGGGAATACACCTTCTGATGATTTAATGTGTCTTAAAATATCTCCAGGAAAAGCATATGTAAGGGGATATGATGTTGAAAAGGTAGGAACAACTATAATTGATGCTGATAAATCAAGAGATATTGAAAATATACAGAATGCAAGTGTTCCATTTAATATGGGGCATTTGTTGAAAGTTAACAATGTAACTGGAATACCAAAACAGAGACTAAGCGTAGATTTATATAATAGAATAGTAGGTGATAGTGGAGCTAAAATAGGAGATGCAAGAGTATATACAATTAATCTCAATTCTTCAGAATATTCTGATGGTTCTACAGAATACGATTTAAGATTGTATGATATTCAAACATATACTAAAATAACTTTAAATCAAAGTGTTGATGCTGATGATATTCCAATTACTGCTTTTGTAAAGGGTAAAACTAGTGGTGCTAGTGGTTATGCTGTTTATGCTGGTGGAAATAGTGAATATATTTACTTAAGACAAACTTCTGGTAATTTTTCTAAAGGGGAAGGGTTAATTGTTAATGGAATAGAAATTTCAAGAATGATTAAAGAGTTTGTTGTATATGGAACTCAAAATATAAAATCAGTAAAACAAACTGGAGCTTCTGGTTATCCCAATTTCACTGCTGATTCTGTACTTGAAAGATTTAGAATGCCTGGTAGTATTGATCAGATAACAATGCCAGCTATAATTAGTGGTCTTGCTACTGTAACATCTGGAGGACTTCCATTTACTGGTATATCAACAGACACCGTTCTTTCTTATAATAGACCTGGATTTACTACAGACACATATAATAGAGTTTCTAGTATTGCAACAGATAAATTATCGTTAGTATTAAGTTCAGTAAATTCTGGTGCTGCTGTTACTGGTGTTTATGATGGTCAAGTATTAAGTGCATTCAATCCTTCATCTAGCCGTCCTCAAGGGGATCAAACATTAGTTACTCCATATGCTATGGGACCTATTGTATCAAATGAAGGTGGATTATATGTAGAATTGCCAGATTCTAATGTTTCTACAGTAGATCTTACTGGATCAGTATTAACTATTTCTGAGCAAATAACTGCAGAGTCAACTGATAGTGATGGTGAACTTACTTTCAATCTTTCATCTGTAGGAATTACTAGTGCTGCTTATGAAGCTTTTGATGATGAAAGATACTCTGTAACTTATTCAACGGGAATACAAGCACCTATTTCAAGAGATCAATTTACACTTTCTAATAATACCGTAACTATTAGAGGTTTAAGAGCTAGTCAAACTAATGTTGTAGTAGATACAACACTTAGTAAGTATGGAGTTCAAAGTAAAGTAAAACAATATAATAGAAGTGCTTCTCTTGTAGTATCTAAATCAAAATATAAGCAATCTGGGGTTGGTGTTAATACTTCAAATGCTGATGGATTAACTTATAATAAGTATTATGGTGTAAGAGTACAAGACGAAGAGATTTGTTTAAATTATCCTGATGTAGCAAAAGTAGTATCTGTTTACGAATCATTAGATAGTTCAGATCCAACATTAGATGAAGTTCAATTTACTTCAACTGCTAGTGTTCATACTAATGCTATTGTTGGGGAACATATAGTAGGTAATTCAAGTAAAGCAATTGCAAGAGTTATCTCATCACCATCAGCAAATAAATTAAAAATTGTTTATTTGACTGGTGATAAATTATCAGTTTCAGAAACTGTAGTATTTGATGAGTCTAAATTAACTACTGAAGTTGAAACAATTACTTTGGGTAGTTATAAAATTATCACAAATTCTTTCACTTTAGATAAAGGTCAAAGAGATCAGTATTATGATTATTCTAGAATTGTTAGAAAGAATGGTTCTGCAGAACCCGCTAAGAAGTTATTAATAGTATTTGATTATTATTCAGTACCAAATACCGATGATGGTGATGTATTTACAGTTTTAAGTTATGATAAAGAAAGATTTGCAGAAGATATACCAAATATTGGTGAATTTAATATAAGAGCATCAGACACTCTTGATTTTAGACCTAGAGTATCAGTATTTGATTCATCAACTACTGCCAGATCACCATTCGACTTTAGTTCTAGAGATTTTGATAGTTCTCCAAAGTATCTTTTATCTGCAGATGAGTCATCACTAATAGGTTATGATTATTATTTACCGAGAATTGATAAATTATATTTGGATAAATTTGGTAAGTTTATTCTCGAAAAAGGTGTATCTTCAAAATTCCCTAAAGCACCTGAAAAAAATGATGAGTTATTGCAGATAGGAACTATTAATCTTCCACCATATCTTTACAATCCACAAGATGCATCTTTGACATTGATTGATAATAGAAGATATACAATGAGAGATATTGGTAAGATTGAAGATAGAGTAGAAAATTTAGAGCAAGTAACAACACTTTCTCTACTTGAAATTGACACGCAAACTCTTCAAATTCAAGATGCTGATGGAAGAAATAGATTTAAGAGTGGATTCTTTGTTGATCCATTTAAAGATTATACACTAATAGATGGAAGACTATCATCAGTTGAAATAAATCCAACAGTAAATGAATTAACTCCTATTATTAGTAGAAATTCTCTTGCTTCACAACTTGCAACTTTAGAAGTATCTATTCCTGAAAATGAAGATTTTGGTGAAAATTATCCAACTATAGATCCGAATATACAAAAAACTGGAAATGCAGTAACACTAAAATATGAAGAAATTGGATGGTTAGAGCAACCAATGGCAACAAAAGTTGAGAATGTTAATCCATTCCATGTTGTTGTTTATGAGGGAAATGTTCAATTAAATCCAGCAAGTGATACTTGGGTTAGAACAATTCAGTTGGATGATAATAATATTCGTATTACTAGATCAGAAACACTTACCAATAATGTTGATGTAATACTTACTCGTTTCGAAACAAATAGGCGGCAAGGGGATAGAAGACCTAATACTTCAACAACAACTACTCATAGAGAATTTAATAGTAGTAATCAAACTATTACTAGAAATGCACTTAGTATAGATGATGTTAATACTAGAAATCAATTAGTATCATCTGGATCTGATAGTTTTATGAGATCTAGAAATACTGGGTTTTCAGTATCAAATCTCAAATCTTTCACACGTTATTATCAATTCCTTGATGGTAATAGTTCTGTTGATTTTATACCAAAATTAATTGAAATAGCAACTGATTCAAGTTTAAATACATCTGGTGCTTCTGATGCATTTATTGTAGGAGAAACTGTTATTGGAACAAGTGGTAGTGTAGATTTAATCGAATTTAGGGTTTGTAGTCCTAGACATAAATTTGGACAATTTAATAATCCATCATCAATATATAATGTCAACCCATATAATAAGGGTCAATCTATATCAGAAAGTTATAGTTCATCATCAAGTATTCTTAATGTTGATATAAGGGCATTAACAAATGAAGCACAGGGTTTATACTCTGGATATTTGGTTCAGGGAATGAGATTGATTGGACAAGAAAGTGGTGCAGTTGCTTATGTGAAAGATTTGAGATTGATTTCAGATAATTATGGAGATCTTATTGGTTCATTCTACTTAAGAGATCCTAATACAAGTCCTGTTCCATCAGTAAGAATAGAAACAGGAACTAAGACCTTTAAATTAACTTCAAGTTCTACAAATGAACGTGGACTTCCTGGAAGTAATTCAGTTTCTTTTGCACAATCCAGATATACTGCTCAAGGAAGTGTAAATAGATGGCAAAATGATGTAACAACAACTACAACTAATATTGATAGTGTATCAAACACAAATGTATTTACAGATGTTACTGTTGAACATGTAGAATATAGTGATCCTTTAGCACAAACATTTATAGTTGGTGGAAATGTTCAAGCACCTTCAGATATTGATTTGAGTGATGATGTAAATGGTGTATTTTTAACATCTGTTGATTTGTATTTTGCAAGAATTGATTCTGGAAATGCTCCAGTTACAATTCAAGTAAGAACTGTTGAATTGGGATTACCAACTCTAAATGTTATTGGAAAACCTGTTACTTTAAGA